CGCCTAGTGTCTGATCCTTTTTTGTTTCTTTTTTGACGTGAGGGGGGGGATGGCTTAGGGTAAAGTTGGGGTATAATGCACAGAATTGGAGATCTTGCTCATCTAGTGGTTTTGGTAACCCACCGTGGGCCGGATTCCAAAGGCGTTCATTATGCCGGAGGATAAGTTTCTGCTTGCGAACATCGGTCAACTCATAGAGTTGTTCAATTGTGATGGACGAGTCAAAGAGGAGATCAACGCATTTCTGGGAAACCAGATGGTTGTACTCTTCTGTTGAAGGTCCTTTTACTCTTGAATATACCGGTTCGGGCAGTCGCTTACTTGCCTCCTTCCAAATCTTCCACGGTGTCTCCTTTGTGTTTGTTGGGATGGGTCTTTCAGTCTTCCATTTGAGAAGTATCCGACGTGCGATCCTTAGATCGAGATCGGACGGCTTTCCCCATGGACCAGCTGGGATTCCAATTCCTCCAAGCCACTCAGGAATATACCATGGTAAGTGTACCCTGTCCAGTAGTTCTTTGTGATAGCTGATAAAAATCTTCATAGCCGACTCTACGAGCCGCTCTGGAGTAAAATCAATTAGTTCCCGTGCTCTTGCTCCCACGTTATTGCTAGCTTCGGTTAGGTCGATGAGACCGACTGCTTCGCTGTGTGCTCCGGCTTTTACGCCAGATCGCTTCAGCCCTTTAAGCAGACCGAGATTAACATAACGTGTGAGTCTGAGAAAACTTGGTCGGATTTTGCCGCTAGCTGTTGCTACGTTGTGGGACACTTCTTCTCGAACAAAGCTTGTCGAATTGATATCGACGAACTCCCTCGTGAAGTAAGTTTTCCCGACTGATTCATTCAGTCCCGCTGCAGCAGTAATAGTTTGCCAAAACCGATACAAGCTCTCTGTGCCTCGCATCGCGCAGTCATCTCCGTTAACAAGTAGTGGAGCGTCCCTCAGAAGGATAACCTTCTTTGAGCTTAACTCCATTGCCCATCTACAGAGTGCTGCATTTGCCAGGCAGAGCACCGGAAAGGAAGTGATACTTCCCATCAGCTGTCCTCGAACTTGATGTTTTCCATTCTCAAACACATGACCGGTTAGACTTCTGATTAAGAGAGACTTTTCGATCTCGCTTAACTTCAGCTCTACGGCCAATGCCTCTGCGATCGTCTCGGATACCCAACTTTTTAGGTTATCAGTTGCGGCTTCATAGTCGCCGGATAGATACTTTTCGTCTGCCTTGAGATTTCGTCCCAAGACATTCAGAATAATCTCCTCCGTTACTGGTTTCCCAATTAGTTGAAATACCCGATGTTTCCGCAGGGTTGAATGGACAAACTTCCATAGGGAATGAAGTACTGTTTGCTGAAAAGGCGGTCCCTTTGTGATCATTCTGACCTTGAGAGCTTCAGGTAGTGCCACTGGTTTAACCAATGGTTCTTCCTGAGAGGCTTTCTTGATCAGTCTGTGCCACAAGGTTTGGAACTTTGCCTTCAGTTCGGATTCATCCGAAAGTACTTCGTATTTTCTAATCCCTATTTCTGGACTCTCCATTTCCTCCTCCTCCCGTCTTTTCTCTCTCACATTCAGTAGACCCCCTTCTGTACGCAGTCCGTCTAACAGTCCACTCTCTAGTAGAGTTCCGACTGCGCCGGCCTGTGAGCGACTATTGATATAGTTCGCTGACGTACTGGGAAAGAAGGCTTCTAGCCGTGCTGGATAGTCATAGTTAACTCCCCCGAAAACTTCCTTAACTGTTCTCACAAGCTGGTCCTTTAGGGACTGCTTGGTAAGAACGGTTTCGACCGAGTTCGGATAGTCTTCTATGTCTGCCCAATCGACTAGAAACCTACTACCTACTGATTGGTCAACTTCCGTGGTCATCTTTTCGAGAAACTCTTTTTCCTTGATCCGTAGAATTGCTTCATCGGGTCTTGGGAAGCCTTTCTTTAGCATCTTGACACTTTGTAACAGTTCCTCCCTTTCGAGAGGGCTGCTACAATTTATCTTGGTTCTAAAGAATCGGCCTAGAGCTCCACCGACTAGATAATCGGGTCTGTCAGTCACTCCTTCAAAAGGTGGCTTTGGCAAACTCAGCCCGTGATGTGCTGAATAGAAAGCTGCTAGTTTGTACTTTGCAACTTTCATCCAGTCTCCATGAGCTGCTTTTGCCAACTCCTCCCAATGTTGTTGTGATACTGACAGGTCTGGATTCCCTTCGAATCCATAGATGTTGGCCAGCTGTGTGATACAAGAGAGAGATTCCTTGATGGATCGTCTTGACGTATCTGTCAAGGGAGATTGCTCTACCATTTGGACGTTTAACGACGTG